GGAGTACCAAACTTTCTTTCTGAAGATAATACCTTTGTTTTAGGTGTCCGTCAGAAAAGCATAAGTAGTAAGAAGTTAGTCGAGTGGCTTGCTCAAGAACCTGAATCGTTTTGTGATGAATACATGATGAGGAATTTCAAGCGCAATCAAACTCTGGTCGATTTCGATTATATCCCAGAAAGTATTGAAGTAGATGTTGTAAAAGCATATAATGAACAAGCCGACAAAGGCAGAAGCAAGCTTTTTAATTATTTTATTAAATACAAACTAAAAAACCTATTAACAGACATTAACGATTTTTAAGGATAAGCAAAGTGGCAAAATTACCAGGTCTCGCTGAGATTTTTAAAGCAGTTTCAGACGAGCCAAATGATCTATATCGTCAACAAATTTTAACTAGTCATGAACAAAATAAGAGCATGATTATGATGTTAAAGTGTTTCTACGATCCTACTATTCAATTTGATCTTCCTACAGGATCGCCTCCTTATCGTGGATTGCCGAAGAGCACAGACGCACAAGGACGCTTATATCGTGAAATGAAGAAGTTGTACATCTTTGAAAAAAATGGTGTCGCTAACATTCCAAGATATAAGAAGGAACAGATATTTCTTCAAATCCTAGAAACTGTCGATCCAGATGATGCAGAACTTCTTATTGGTATGAAAGATAAGAAGATGCCTTATCCCAATCTTACTGAAGCATTGGTACGAAGGGCGTTTCCAGGCTTGTTGCCTAACGTTCCATTTCGGGAAGAAGTTAAGCCATTCGTTGAGCCGACAAGTAACGAAACTCAGTTCGTTTCTGAAGCTAAGGGAGTGGTCGGACCACCAGAACGCCGCAAGCCAGGTCCAAAGCCAAAAGTTCGCATTTAAAAATATCTTTAAGAGGTAACACAAGTGGGCAAGTCAAGAAATCATACTCATAGTGATTATGATGAAGAAGAATATCAAACGGATCGTTCTGAAATTCAACAACGCCGTAAAGAAAAACGAATTCAAAGCGCACTAAAGCGACTTGATATAGATGCACTATCAGAAGACGATGAAGATTATTAAAGGATAATGATATAGATGGGAAACTTTTGGGGATGGCACTCCTTAATTGATTGTGCTGAATGTGATCTAGAGGCAATTACTAATCCTGATACGCTCAGGGATTTTGCCAAAGCTTTAGTTGAAGAGATTGAAATGATTCCTTATGGGGAACCACAGATTATTCACTTTGGACATAACGCAGATCATTTGGCAGGATGGACAGTCATTCAATTGATTGAAACCAGTAACATTATCGCTCACTTTTGTGACAATACGGGTGAAGGATATATTGATGTATTTTCTTGTAAAGAATATGATATCAATATTGCCGTAGAAGTTATTAAGAGGTTCTTCAATCCGAAGAGTGTTCGTGTAAATTTCTTGACAAGACAAGCATAGTAAATGGGGAGTTACTTCTGTAGCTCCCCTAAACTCTAAATATGATAGTAACAGAAGCGAGGCAAGATGCCCTATTATTTGTTTAAGAACCATACTACAGGCGAAGAGTGGGAAGAGCTTATGGGCATTTCTGCCTGTGATACCTATCTAGAAGAAAATCCAAACATTGAAAGAATGGTAAATGGCGCACCGATGTTGGTTGGTGGTCATGGAGATCGCGTAAAGCCAGATGCTGGCATGAATGATCTGCTTGGGCGTATAGCTAGAGCAAACCCAACATCACCACTATCAGAAAAATATGGCGACAAAGGAATACGAGCAACTAAAGTTCGTGAAGCCGTAAAGAAAAATCAGATAAAATATGGAATGACAACTAAGACTCCATAAACAGATTTTTAAGATGAACACAAAAATAGCTGTACCTGTTCATCTTAGAATAATTTATTATGAAACTTGTGAATTAACTTTAACTTAAGGCACAGGAGCTATCATGGTTCTAGCATACTCGGACGAACTAGACGAATCTTCAGTCTACCCATCAAGACGCCAAAGAAAAGCAGGAAAGAAAAAAATACAGCAAACTACAAGACAACCTAGACAAACTAAAACCCAACAACCTACTACAGAATTTAAGGGGTTGGATTTAAAAGACATTAGACCTATGACAGAAAATCAGGCTGATGTATTCCATCAGTTTTGTTCGGGACAGCATTTATTGCTTATCGGGTCAGCAGGGACAGGAAAAACATTCCTCTCATTTTATCTTGGTTTGAGTGAAGTTTTATATTCTGATGAAGATTATAAAAAGATTGTTGTTGTTCGGTCTGCTGTTCAAAGCAGAGATCAAGGCTTCCTTCCTGGTAGCGTGGCAGAAAAGCAAAAAGTATATGAACTTCCTTATCATTCTATTTGCGGTGAACTGTTTAATCGTGGCGATGCTTATGGTCTCTTAAAGGCAAAGGGACAAGTTGAATTTATTACTACCTCATTCGTTCGTGGTATAACCTTAAAAGATTGTATTGTTGTTGTTGATGAAATTCAGAATATGAATTGGGCAGAACTATCTGCCATTATGACCCGTGTTGGTGATAATTGTCGTATTATTTTTTCTGGTGATTTTAGACAATCGGACTTGACAAAAGAACAAGAACGTGTAGGATTAAAAGACTTCGTTAAAGTTATTGATCGTCTTGATCAATTCTCAACGATTATCTTTACTCAGAAAGACATCGTTCGTTCTAAGTTGGTTAAAGATTTTATTGTTGCATGTGAAGAGTTAAAGTTATATTAATTATTAAGTGAACTTGGGCGGTGTAATAATGCACCGCCCAACCAACCTACAGGAAAACAAATGATTAACTACGTTGTTTTAGGTGCGGCACTCTTGTTGTCTGTCGTATCTGCATTCTATTCTGTTGTCGGTTTGACAACCTTGTTCTCTGGAGCTTTTTGGTCAATCGTTGTCCTTGGGGTAATGCTAGAGGCATGTAAGGTCGTGTCTGTCAGTTGGCTTAATAGTAACTGGAAGACTTCTCCAATTATGATCAAAACATACTTGATCTTTGCTGTGGTTATCCTGATGCTTATCACAAGCATGGGAACCTTTGGTTATTTGTCAAAAGCACATCTGCAAAATCAAAACACGTCTGAAACTTCTATGATTCAAGTTCAACAACTTCAGTCTAAGGTTGACAATGAAAAACGCATCGTTGCTAATTCACAACGAAGCCTTAATCAGTTGGATACTGTCTCTGAATTGAATGTTAAGGATAATGTTGTTCGTAATCGTCAAAAGAGAGAACGTGCTGTTCTTAATGACAACATTCAAACATCATTGGCAAATATTGATAAGATCAATGAGCAACTATTGCCACTACAAGTATCAGCACAAAAAACCAAGTCTGAGCTTGGTCCTCTTCTTTACATTGCAGAAATGTTTTATGGTAAGGATGGGCAAGCAAACTTTGATAAGACTGTTCGTGCCTTGATCCTAATGATTGTTTCTGTGTTTGATCCGTTGGCTATTATTCTTTTGATGTCTGCTAATCATGGCTTTAGTTTACGCAAGAAGCCAGAAATTGACATTGAAAAGCCAACTGATGTTACCATTATTGAAAATAAACGTGCCTTTGTCTTTGATGATCAACCAAATGATATAATCAGACGTAGAGCGCCATTAACTAAGATTAGGTGTCAGCATTGTAAGAAACAAGTTTCTCCTGGTCCGTTCGCTAGATTTCATGGCGATAAGTGTAAAGAGAATACGAGTAAACTTTTTTTTGAAAATTAAGAACCTACAAAAAAATTAGAAGAGCCTGTCGAGACGGTGTGTCCACATGAAGCGGAATCTCCAACTCGACAGACTTTCTTTCCACCAAAAGTAAAAGTTCCAGAACCAGAAATTAAAGTGGCTGAACTGTGTGGAGAAGTTCCATGCGGTGCTATTGCGTCTTCAACTACAGCCACTGGACTACCATTTACTTTAAATTTTGTTGATCCAGATGGTTGAATGACACCACCGCAAATATCAACGCCTTCTCTTGCTACTGCTGGCATTAGCTATCCTGTAAGAATATTAGACCTTGGCTATAGGTCTTGTTATTAAACAAAGTCATAATTTGACCACGCTGTTTTGTCTTAGATGGATCGAACGAGAGGTGAATCCAATATGGTTTATTTCCAAAATTATTATGTTCTAGCAATAGCTGATCGAATACACAATTGTCTCTGATCCACTGAGCATATTGAAGATATAATTGCTTATTTTGCTGTGCAGAAGCAAATTGAATATCTGCTGCCATGCCTTTACAGTGCTGCGATACTTTGTTTCCTGTTGTATTTCCTGTTCTAAATGAGCTTGTGACAGTCATATCTGGATATTTGGCATATATTTTTTCTAATACATTTAGAGCCAATAGCTGCAAGTTTCCTGCAAGCTGTGCTTCAGTGTAACCATATTGTGCCTTAAGCAAGTGAGAACCAGCAGGAGTTTGCACGGTCAATTTGCCTAGAGTAAAGTGAGGAGACAATTGTAAGTTTACGGGAAAGCTGGACAATTTTGCAACAGGAGCATCTCTGTAATCAATCTTAACATTTCCTGCTGCTGTTGTATCTGGAGAACCAGTTACTGTTGGTTTTCTGTTTAAAGCATCTTTATCAATCAATCCAGCATTGATTGCATCTTGTGTAGCCTTAGCGAATGCTTCTGGATCATCGTCAGATTCTGTAAACATATGCTCGACAATAGCACTGAAGGTAATACCCGTACCTAATGTAGGATTGGCTGTGGTTACGATTGCAGTGGTCACTGACGGCATTGTTGGGGCTGTTGCTGCACCTTCTTGGAAATGAATTTGAGCAGCATCTGCGTTGAAGTTA